CCATTTTAAATTAATTTAATTTATATTTGTAGAAAGGGGTGATATGTTGTCAATTAATATTATGGGTATTGAACCACACAAGGTTAGTCGAGATTTAAAGGGATATTCTATCTTAATATACGGGGACCCTAAAACGGGAAAAACTACTACTGCAGCTAAATTCCCTAATAGTTTGTTATTAGCTTTTGAAAAAGGTTTTAAAGCAATCCCTGGTGTTTTAGCTCAGCCATTAAATACTTGGCCAGATATGCTAAGAGTTGTAAAGCAGCTAGACACAGAAGAAGCTAAGAATAAGTATGAAACTATCATTATTGATACTGCTGACCTTGCGTACGATGCTACTGAAGCATATATATGTTCATTACATGGAGTAGATTCTATTGGTGATATTGGGTATGGTAAAGGGTATAGTGAAGCTGCAAGAGAATTTGATAAAGTATTGCAGAAATTACGTAATTTAGATTATGGCGTTGTCCTTATTAGTCATGCACAAGATAGAACTATTACTGATGAACAGGGTAAAGAATTTAACAAAATTACTTCTACTTTAGGTAATACTCCTCGCAAAATAGTAAATCGTTTTGTAGATATTATGGGATATGCTAGAATTGTACAAGTGCCAGAAGTGGGAGAAAAAACATATTTATATATGAGAGCTACTATTCGCTTTGAAGCAGGTAGTCGTTTTCCTTTCACACCACCGTATATTGAATTTGGCTATAAAAATTTAGTCGATTCTATTGCTGATGCAATCGAAAAACAAGCCGCAGAAGATCCAGAAAGTGTTGTAGATTACCAGATTAAATCTCCTATTGTTGAAGAGAAAACCTGGGAAGATGTTTTAGAAGATTTTAATAAGATCGCTAAAACATTAATGGAAAAAGATAAAAAGAATAAAGATAAAATAGCTAGAGTTGTTGAAAGACATATTGGCAAAGGTAGAAAAGTTAATGAACTAGATGCAAATAATAAAGATATAGTAGAACTTATAAATGAGGAATTAGAAGAAATAGTATAGTTTTATTTTTATAAATAAATTAATCAGGGGGCTTATGTAATGCAAGCCCCCTTTTGTATTGGAGGAATTAACTTTGCCTCAAAATGATAGACCTGTAAAATGTCCAGGATGCGAATTATTTTTTAAAAGGACAGAAGAAGAATTTGAATATATTAAAAATAGATACTGGCATAAAAAATGTTATGCAAATCAACGTAATCAAGCTATAGAAAAGGAGAAATTATTAAAATATATTGAACAATTATTACATAAAAAAATTGATTATAAAATTAATAATCAAATAAAAAATTATACTGAGATAAGGAAATATACCTATGAAGATATTTATCATGCTCTTTATTATTTTTTTGACATCAAAGGGAATTCAATCGCAAAAGCAAATGGAGGAATTGGAATAGTCCCCTATGTTATAGAGGAAGCTAAAAATTATTTTCAACAAAAGAAAGCGATTGCTTCAAAAGCCCAAGATATAGATCCCATTATAGAAATAAGGATTGTTAAAATACAAGACCCAACTAAAAAGCCCAAGTATAAGATTAATAGAATTATTAATATATCAGAAATTTAAATGGAGGTGAAAGTTTGTCATTAGTAGATAAAAGATCAATCTTTGCAGTTATTGGTTGTATCTTAAAGAAACTAACACTATTAGACGATACAGCAAGATATAAATTGACTAAAGAAGATTTTCCTGAACAATTCCATAAGATTATTTTCGCCGCCATTTCCAATTTATACAATGATGGGATATCTAAAGTAGATTATCTAATTATTGATAACTATCTATCAAACTATACTTTACAATATCAAATATTCACTGAAAATAATGGTATAGAATACATCCAGCGAGCTGTAGAAGCCGCGAATTTAGAGAACTTTGATTATGTTTATAGTCGTGTTAAAAAGTTTTCTTTATTACGAGCATATACAGAAAAAGGTATAGATATTTCAGAAATTTATAATGATACTATCACAAATCCCGCCCAACAAGAAAAAATGCAAGAGCAATTTGATGAATATTCTTTAGAAGATATTGCAGAAATGATAGATAGAAAAATTATAGAAGTCAAAGGTGCATTTTTGATAAACCAAAGTCATCGTGGCATACATGCATCAGAAGGAATTGAAGAACTAAAAGAAACTTTAAAACAAACTCCTGAAATAGGATTACCTATGCGAGGAGACATTCTTAATATGCTTACTAGAGGAGCAAGACTAAAGAAATTGTATATGAGAAGCCTTCCGACGAGTGTGGGTAAAACTCGTCTTGCGATAGGTGATGCTTGTAATTTAGCTACTAATGAAATTTGGAGCGAAACTAAAAGAAAATGGATACCAAATGGTATTATTATGCCAACAGCTTTTATTACAACAGAGTTAGAAATGGATGAAGTCCAAACTTGTTTATTATCTTTTTTAAGTAATGTTAATGAAAGTAAAATACTTGATGGCAATTATACAAAAGAAGAAGAAGAAAGAGTGGATCACGCGGCAAGAGTGCTTAAAAAAGGGCAATTATACATTGAATATTTACCTAATTTTTGTTATCATGATGTAGAAAATTTAATTAGAAAGTATTTTTTATTAAACAAAATACATTATTTCTTTTTTGACTATATACATACAACTATTAGAATGTTAGCGGAAATTGGTAAAGAAACAAGAGGTATTAGATTAAGAGAAGATAATATGTTACATATGTTTTCATCTAATTTAAAAGAATTAGCAAATGAACTAGGGGTATTTATTTATACGGCTTCACAACTAAGTGGAGAATGGGAAGGTAAGAAAACTGCAAATCAAAATATACTTAGAGGAGCTAAAGCGCTTGCAGATAAGCTTGATTTTGGGTATATTGGATTAGTGCCTACTGCGGAAGACCTAGATTCTTTATCTCATATTTTAAATAAAGATGGATTTGAACTTAAAGAGCATCCTAATATAGTATACCACATTTATAAAAATAGAAGAGGTCCATATCAAAATACTAAACTATGGAGTTATGTTGATTTAGGCACATGTAGAATTAAAAATTTATTTTTAACTAATAATGATTATAATTTAATCCCAGTTCAATCTCTTGATATTCAAGTAGAATCATAAAGAAGGGAGGGGAACTCCCTATTGATTGATAAAGATAAGCTTAAAAATCAATTAACAAAAGATGATATTACCAAAATCGTTTGTTCTTTAGGGAGTCAATTCCCTAGAGAAGATCATAGAGGTAATCTAATCTTTCAAACTGTCTGTCATAATATAGAAGATACAGGCAGCTATAAACTATATTATTATGATAATACTAAATTATTTAATTGTTATACAGAGTGTCAGTCTTCTTTTGATATTTTTGATTTAATTACCAAGAATAAGAAAGTCCTGCATAGAGAATGGGAATTTAAAGATTCTATTTTCCATGTAATGAATATGACAGGATATAGTGCGGTTATAGCTTCTGATAATGGAGAAGCTACGATAAAAAGAATAGATGATTGGGATTTTCTTAGTCGATATAAAAAACAATCTTCTTCATTAGTTACCCTTCCAGATTATACTCCTTATGTATTAGATATATATAAAAATTATTATCATAAATTATGGTTAGATGAAGGCATAGATAAAGAAGCTATGAAGAAGTTCAATATAAAGTTTGATGTTTTTAATAACAAAATTATTATTCCCCATTACAGTATAGATAATAAATTAATTGGTATTAGAGGGAGATCTTTGAATTTAGAAGATATACAGCATGGTAGAAAATATATGCCAGTTAAAGTAGAAAACACTATATACTCTCATCCAATAAGCTGCAATTTATATGGTTTGTCTCATAATTTGAAAACCATAAAAAAACTTAGAAAAATTTTAATTGTAGAAGGAGAAAAAAGTGTTTTGAAAGTAGAAACTTATTATCCAAATCACAATTTTAGTATTGCAGTTTGTGGAGATAAAATATCTGATTTTCAAAAAGAACTAATTTTAAAATATGCGGATGAAGTTATTATCGGATTTGATAAATCAGAATTATATCAATCTGGCACAAAGAATCAGAGCATTATTAATTTGAGATTACTGGGAAAAAAATTCGCACCTTATATTAAAACTTATATTATAGTTGATAAAGAAAATTTATTAGATTTAAAAGATGCACCAGTAGACAAAGGTAAAGACATATTAGAACAATTAATGCATAAAAAAATTGAAGTAAAAACATGGTAAGGAGGTAACTTTTTGAAATATAAATTAATAAATGATAGAAATTTTAATCCTTATTCTCCTACAGAAATTAGAGATATTATTTTTAAAAACAGACAAGTTGATGAAATGTTAGAATTTATGTCTCCTTCTGAAAAAGATATATTAGATCCTTTTCTATTGGATAATATGCAAGAGGGAATTGATTTACTTTTTAAACATATAGAACAAAAAAATAATATTTTTATAATAGTAGATAGTGATGTGGATGGATATACTTCAGCAGCAATTATTTATAGGTATTTAAAAGATAATTTTCCACCAGTACGTTTAAAATGGATGGTTCACGAAAGTAAAGCACATGGAATTAATTTAGATTTAATACCTTCTGATACTAAGTTAATAATTTGTCCTGATAGTTCTAGTAATGAATACGAAAAACATTGGGTATTAAAAGAACAAGGTATTGACATATTAGTTGTTGATCACCATGATGCTCCTCGTTATTCAGAACATGCTGTTGTTATTAACAATCAGTTATCAGAAAACTATCCTAATAAATGGTTATCAGGTGCGGGAGTCGCTTTTAAATTCTGCCAAGGAATAGATAAAAATAAAAATATTAATAAAGCCGTTAATTATATTGATTTAGCTGCGTTAGGTTTAATTGCTGATATGATGGATGTTCGAGAATTAGAGAATAGATATATCATACAAGAAGGTTTAAAAAATATTAAAAATCCATTCTTTAAAGAACTTGTAAAAAGACAACAATATTCTTTAGGTAGTCAAGGAATTAATACCGTAGGAGTAATGTTTTATATCTCTCCCCCTATTAATGCTATTACAAGAGTTGGAACATTGGAAGAAAAAGAAACTATGTTTTCTGCTTTTATCAATGGAGAAAAATTAGTATTATCTGATAAAAGAGGAGCAGATAGCAATGATCGTGAAACAATTGCGGAAAAAGCTGTTAGGTATTGCCTTAATGCGAAAAACAGACAAAAGAAATTGGTTGATGAGGTAAAGAATAGCATAGAAACTATTTTAGAAACAGAAGACGATATATTAAATGCTCCTCTGATTTTAGTTAAATTAGAAGAGATTAGCAATAGGAATTTAACTGGATTAGTTGCTAATCAATTAGCTAGTAAATATAAAAGACCTGTATTGCTTTTAGTAGATCAAGGAGACGATAGTTTTTTAGGTAGTGGTAGGAACTATGGATATAGCGAAATAGAAAATTTAAAAGATTCTTTAAAAGACACTAAATTATTTGATTTCGCAGAAGGTCATCAATCTGCTTTTGGTGCTAAAATTACAGAAAATAATATGGAGACTTTTCTAAATCAACTAAACGAATTTTTTCCTGAAGATATTAAAGAGTATGATGTCTATAATGTAGATTTTATTTTTGAAGCTAAAGATTTCACTGTAGAATTAATTAGAGAAATTGCTAAATTGCGTACATTATGGGGGAAAGGATTCGATGAACCTTTAATTGCAGTTACTAATATTCCTGTAGATAGTACAAATTTTCAAGTTATGGGTAAGAATGGAGAGCATCTTAAATTTATCTATAATGATATTACATATATTATGTTCTATGTATCTGCAGAGGAAATTAATAAATTTAAAGATAAGAAAGTATTAGTTAATGTTATCGGTCGATGTGATATTAATGTTTGGTTAGAAAATTTCTCTTATCAAGTAATTATTCAAAATTATGAAATTACAACAGAAGAAAGCGAATTTGCCTTTTAAAGGAGGACGTTATGATTAGAATATATACAGACGGCTGTTGTTTAAATAATCAAGAGAAAGAGAATAAAGGAGGATGGAGTTTTATAGCTGTTTCTCCTGATAATCAAATAATTAAAATTAGTACTAATAAAGAAATTAATACTACTAATCAACGAATGGAATTAACAGCTTGTATTCAAGCTATGTTATTTGGAATTAGTATAGATGAAAAAGATATTGAAATTCTTACTGATAGTGCTTATGTCGTTAATTGTGTGAAAGATGGGTGGTATTTAAAGTGGATTAGGAATGATTGGAAAAATAGTCAAAAAGAACCGGTAAAAAATCAAGAATTATGGGAAACTTTTATTAAACTTTTAGAAGCTAAATATTTTAAATTCACTTATATAAAAGCACATAATGGTGATATGTATAATGAACAGGCGGATCAATTGGCTAAAATCGCGGCAAAAGCTGCTCCATCAGATTAAGAAAGAGGAGAGTATATGCAAACTAATATTATTTATATAGGTAAAGCTGAGAAAATTCTAAGCGGTCTTCCCGCGAATTGTGTAGATTTAACAGTTACATCTCCACCATATGACGAGCTTCGTGATTATGAGAAAGAAATTACTTGGAATTTTGAAGTCTTTAAAGAAGTAGCACAAGAATTATATAGAGTAACTAAAATTGGTGGTTATGTAGTTTGGGTAGTGGGAGATATGACTAAGAATGGAAGTGAATCATTAACTTCTATGAAGCAAGCAATATATTTTAAAGACAATTGTGGATTTAAAATGCATGATACTATGATTTATAGAAAAAATGGATTTGCTAACCCTTCTAATAATCGCTATCATCAAGTTTGGGAATACATGTTTATTTTAGTCAAAGGAAAATACAAAACATTCAATCCTTTAAAAGATCGCCCTAATAAATATGCTGGACAAACTAGGTGGGGGAAGAATACATCTAGGCAAGTTGATGGTAGTTTAAAACTGAAACCTGATACAGCTCCTACCGCAGATTTTGGTATGAGATTTAATGTATGGGAGATTAATACAGGTGGTAATGTATCGACTTCTGATAAAATTGCTTTTGAACATCCTGCTATATTTCCTGAACAATTAGCTCGTGATCATATTTTAAGTTGGTCTAACGAAGGTGATATTGTATTAGACCCAATGTGTGGCAGCGGTACTACGATTAAAATGGCACATTTATTAAATAGAGAATATATTGGGATTGACTGTGTTGAAGATTATATTCATAATATAGCAGTCCCTAGGCTGCAATTACATAATATATCTTATTCATTGACAAAATTATAATTTTATGATATAATATAATAGAGGTGATAATATATGAAAGTTAAAGAAATCAAAGACCTTCTTGCATATTGTGATGACAATGCGGAAGTAAAAATTTATGTTAAAGATTTACCTGCTAAAGTCCAATTTTGGTATTTTGCTATTAAAGATGCTTTTGTAAAAGAAGACGGAGTTTATATTGAATTAGACTAGAAAGGAGAAATTATAAATTGAATTATTTAAATGCACATTGTCATACAGAATATTCTAATATTAGATTGTTAGATTCTATTAATAAAATTACTGATATGATTGATTATGCTATTGACATTGATTATAAAGGAATTGCTATTACAGATCATGCATGTTTGTCAGGTCATATAAAAGCAATACAGCATGTAAAAAACTTGAAACAACAAAATAAATTAGATAAAGATTTTAGATTAGTATTAGGCGAAGAGATTTATCTGATTGATGATATAGAAAAATACCAGAATGAGTATAACAAAGA